CAATATTTGCATCAGGAATAATATCTCCTTTAACGGTTCCATCTAAATTAATTTGACTATTAACAGCATTTACTAATGTCATGGAATCGTCGCCGTGTACGCTTCCTTTTATATCGGTTATAACATGACCGTCTTCAAGTGCGATTAATCTAGCATCGTGACTTGCAATATCGGAATACGTTTCGGCAAAGTTTTCGTTTACTTTATTAAGAGCACTATGTAGTGATTCTCCGTCACCTACTCCAGCACCACCACCAAGATTAAGTATTTTCCTAGCCATTAGTAATTCATCCTAATATGATTAATTGTGCCTTGTACGAATGAATCAACTTTTACCCTTACCCAAACAAAGTTACCTGTAAAATTATATATCTTTGATATTGTGGTTCCTTTATCGGTATAGTCTAATTCTGTAATTTCAACACCAACTTCAACGGCTCCTGTTGCATCTACGCTATAACCTGCTAAACTATTTGGGTTTAATAGTTCAACATCAAACCAATCATCTGCTGTTGGTTCAATTGCTAGTGTTCCTTGTACCGTTAGTTTGCCAATAAAATCCGATAGTTTAAAGGACATGGTATGATAACCATCTCCACCTTTGTAGTAACCATCTCCTTTGACTTTAGCACTGATGTATTCTTCAGTGGTGCTGTCACCAGGATGATTCACTTGAACAGTGTCTGATCCGTTGATTGTAAATTCAAAATTCGTACTTAGTTCTGGCATAGTACTTTTATTTATTTAATTTTGATTTTATATGCTTGGGCCATACGGTTAACATCCATGCCTTCTATTGCTGTAATAGCATCATATTTCACCTTAAAAATATGATCTTTACCAGCATCGCAACGATCCCAACCTTTTGCTGAATTTTCGCCTAGGCTTCCAATAACAACATTTTTGTTTACTTCAATGGGTTGCCCGCCTAATCCATTTGCTGTTACGATAGCATCAATGTTTGTGCCATCAACTATAACTTGGCGTTTGATTAGTTCCTTAATTATTGCCTTCTTAACCATTTTCTTATGCATTATATTTCCTTTTCTAGTTTAAATTCAGTAATACTTTTAATCGCATCACCAAGATACATTTGCAATAATAACATCATTTCTTTATTTGTCGAGTATAAAAATTTACCATTTAGATTAAATCCGCCTGATTCGATACTTTTAATTGTAGTTTCGCTAATTTTTAAATCGCTATAATTTTTAACCCAATCCTTAAAACCTTCACGCATAGCCTTAGGTACTATTACATTTCTTAAATTAATTCTATACTGATATTTGTTGTGTGGGTAATTGTTAACAATTTCGTTCGTAGGGTTGCTAAAAAGATAGTTCAAATGTGTTGAATCCTTTGGCCAGGATATATCGTATAAACTATCTTTGAATACTCTACACATATCATTAAACACTTCTTCATTATTAAAATAAAAACCACAGGTATCGCTTTCTAATCTCATAATAAATTTTACACCAGAGTTAGCAATTTTTTCTTTGTAAGTCAACACTTTGTAAATTAAAAATCTACTTTCCCATGTTCTTCTCATTTTACGGTTTTCGATATCAGCAATAATAGCACTGGGTCGATACTTCATAGATTGCACATATTCTTTGTAGGATTCTACTTTGAAAAGATTAGCAATATGCTCTGAGTCTGGATATCTAATACCAGAAATATGCGGGCAACGTATTGTTACCCTATATGCATATTTTCCGAAAAATAGTTTATGAGTGTGATTCGCGTTCAAGTTCTTGCCCTGGAGTTTCTTGCATAAAGTTTTCGATTGACAGTTTTATTTCACCATCTATTACATTTACAGTGACTTTACCTCCACTGACAAGATCACCAAATAATACTTCTTTACTCATTGGTTTTTTGATGTCTTGATCAATTACACGTTGTAATGGTCTCGCACCCATTTTCTTATTGAAACCTTTCTTAATCAAATGCTGTCTTGCATTATCTGTTAGGACAATAAAGATACCTTTATCTTTAACAAGGTCGTTTGCTTCTTTGATAAACTTATCAACAATTAATGAACAAGTTGCTTTATCAAGTTTATCAAACTTAACAATACCATCTAGTCTATTACGGAACTCTGGTGCAAAGAAATCATTTACTGCATTATCATCTTCGCCTTCACGTTCTAAGTTACCAAACCCAACACCGTTCTTTTCCATTTCTCTAGCACCTAAGTTACTAGTCATAATAACAATAGCATTACGGGCATCTGCTTTTTTACCATTTGATCCTGTAACAAAACCGTTGTCCATAAGTCCTAGTAAAATATTAGAAACATCTTTATGTGCTTTTTCAATTTCATCTAGCAATAAAATACAGTTTGGATTTTCTTGTAGTTTAGTAATTAACTGTCCAGCATCTTCTTCAAAACCTACATAGCCTGGAGGAGCACCAATAAACTTAGCAACTGAGTGCTTCTCTTGGAATTCACTCATATCAAAACGTACAAGTGTTGTACCCATTTCCTGTGCAAGTACTTTTGCTGTTTCTGTTTTACCACAACCAGTAGGACCAACAAACAAGAAAGAACCAATTGGCTTGTTAAGTGATTTTAGTCCTGCTTGGGCAATAAAAATTTTATCAAGCAAACTGTCGATGGCTTCGTCTTGACCGTACACACGCTTCTTCATGTTACTGTCAAGGTCACGCATATTTTCGCTATCTTTACTTGCAACTTGTTCTAGTGGCAAGTTTGTCATTTTGCTTATTTCAAAAACAATTTGATCGTGATCAATAACACCACCTTCTATGTCTTGAATTTTATATCTAGCACCAGCACGGTCGATTACATCAATTGCTTTATCAGGTAGTTTCTTATCAGCCATATATTTTACTGAGTACTTGACAGCATTTTCAATTGCTTTTTCTGTAATAGTAACACCGTGATGTTTTTCGTAGTATTTCTTAATACCTTTAAGGATATCAATTGTTGTTTCCTCATCTGGCTCATTAATTGTTACACGTTGAAATCTACGCATCAACGCACGATCCTTTTCAAAGTGCTTACGATATTCTTCCCAAGTAGTAGAAGCAACAACTTTAATTGTGCCTTTACCAAGTGCAGGTTTTAGCATATTAGCCATATCGTTTGCTTGACCTTGTCCACCACTACCAGCACCATTAATCATGTGTGCTTCGTCGATGAATAATATTGAATTCTTTTTCTTCTCTAGTGCATGGATCACCATTTTAAGTCGTTCTTCAAAGTCGCCCCTGTATTTGCTACCAGCAACCATAGAACCAATATCTAATGAATAAACTGTGCTATCTTTGATAAATTCAGGCACATTATCGTTTACAATTTCTACAGCAAGGCCTTCTGCGATTGCTGTTTTACCAACACCTGGATCACCAACTAACATTACATTGGCTTTTTGTCTACGTGCTAGAATAAGCACAGTTTCTTCAATTTCTTTTCCACGTCCAATAACAGGATCAATTTTTCCTGCTTTTGCTTTTGCTGTAAGATTTGTACAAAACTGACCAATGATTCTTTCTAGTTGACTTCTATTATACTCTGCACTAGCCGCTTCGCCAATAACTGCTTCTGTTTCAATAAAGTTACTAAATTTCTCTTTATCGATATTGTATTTTTTCATTAAGAAACTGCTGTATGATTTCTTTTCATTTAGTATTGAAAGAAAAACATCGCTTGGACTAATAGTAGTTCTACCACTAAACAGTGTTTGTGTAAATGCACGATTAAGAACACGTTCTAGTGCTTGTGTTTTAGTAGGACGGCCTTTTCGTTTGGTATTAACAATATCGTCTAGTTTAGTACCAATAAATGTTGAAAGGTCCTTGCTCATCTCTTCGATGTTAGCACCAAATTCTTCCAACACCGATTTAAATTCTTCATTTAATACTAGAGCATAGGTAAAATGTTCTACTGTTACGTATTCGTGTTTAGCCTCTTGTGCTAATTTAATTGCCTTTTCAAAAATTGTTTCTAGTTGTGAATCAGGTTCAAGCATTTACAAGTCCTCGTTTCTTAAATTTATCAGCACGTTTTGTGGCCATATCCCATTTTAGTTTACTTGCTCTGTCCTTGTATGTAATACCTAGCAAATGATCAAGTTCGTGCAAATAACATCTTGCATCATAATCTTCAATCTTACCAACTTGTTTTTCGCCTTTTTCATTATAGAACTCTGCAACAATCCATTTGGGTCTGTGTAATTGTACATAGATACCTGGAAAACTTAAACATCCTTCCCAGTCTAGGGTTGTTTCTTTACTTGCTTCAAGTACTTTAGGATTGATAAAGATTGCACTTTTTTCAGGTACATGTTTGCTACCCATTACAAACAGTTGTGCATCAATGCCTACCTGATTAGCACTTAATCCTACGCCATCGCTGGCATACATAATATCAAGCATATCTTTTTTAACTTCTAAAATATCCATGTCAGGATTTTCAAAGTCAAATGGTTTAACTTGTTTGTTTAAAAATTCGTCTGGGTAATAAATTAAGTTCATTGTTTTCCTTTAATCTTAGTTATCATATCTAGTTGTTTGGGGGTTAGGTCTTTTGGAATACTTGCTTGTATCTTAATATACAAATTACCATAACCGTTTCCATTTAGTATAGGCATGCCTAATCCGCCCATACTGTACGTTGTATTTGGCTGTGTGCCAGATGGTACATTTAGGCTGTAACTTTGACCGTTTAGATGTTCTACTTTCACTTTAGTACCTAGTATAAGATCAAATACGTCAACTGTCAAGTCTTTTTGTAAATCGTTTCCGACTCTTTTGTAACCTTTTTGATCATGAATGGTTACAGTAACATGAAGATCACCTGGCGGAGCACCTTTAATACTTTGGTCTCCTAATCCTCTTAATCTAATAGTTTGTCCATGATCAATACCTTTTGGTATCTTAACATCAAGTGTTCTTGTTCCGCCTGATGGCATAGGAATTTGAACAGTAACTTCGTGACCATGGTATGCTTGATCTAAACTTATCTGCAGGTTAGTTCTTACATTATGGTTTCTATTTCTAGATCGTCTGCTAAAGCCATTTGGTCCAAAGATAATTTCTTCGCCATCGAACCCAGCATTTCCTTGTCCAAACATTTGGCTAAACATATCTTCAAAATGACTTGAATTAAATCCTTGTTGTCTAAATCCTTGTTGCTGAGGATCAGCAGTACCAAATTGATCATACATAGATTTTTTTTGAGGATCTATTAGAGTTTGGTAAGCCTCATTTAATTCTGTAAACACTTTATGGTCACCACCTTTGTCAGGGTGATGCTTTGCCGCCAGTTTACGGAATGCAGTCTTTATTTCTTTTTCAGAGGCATTACGGGAAACACCTAAACGTTCATAATAATCCATAGTAGTATTATATACTTAGTTTAGGTATTTGTCAATGATTATTTGTCAGACTTTTTGCTAGACCCTGTGTACAGTCCAAACCATGCCGCACCAGCACCAACTACAATACTAACCAAACCTGATTGTTCCATAGTAGGATTTGGAAGTTCCATATACCAAACTACAACTTTGTATAATAAAATAATGTAAGTTGTAATAAAGACGCGAGGAAAAATCCTCCAACTATCCACAGCCTTTGCTAAATGAATTAGTTTAGCATAAGGATTAACACCTAAGTCTTTTGCTGAAGCATCGACATCTAGTTCTAGGTTAATTTTACGTTTAGTAGTATCAGCACCAATATTCACATCGATACCTTTTCCTGCTCTAATCTTTTCTTGTTCGGTTTTTAAATCACTCATTATTTGTTACCCTCCGTATAATATGTGTATTTATTAAAAATCGCAGGATATTTGGCCTCTGGGTACTATTTTTTCTGTAATAGTCTGACCTTTAGTGTTAAGTTCAGCACCAGGTTTTAATGTACAAGTGGATTGTGAAGAACAACTACTGAGAAGCAGTAGCGTCAGTATTATCGTCGCCCTCATAATACTTTCTGTATTCGTCTAGTGTAGCACCTTGTTTGATCATGTATGCACGTATTTGTGCAAAGTTTTTAGCAAGTGTTTCATAGTCATCATCGCTTAAACCAAACAGCACAGGATCTTTACCTTGCTCTTTCATTTTTGCAAACACTTCTTCAGCATTTTCAGAAGTAATAATGATGAATTTTAGTTCCTCCATTTTAGGAGTTTCTGGATCCGGAAGATTCAGAGGTGCTCTTTCTACTTCTGTCTTGAAAATGTCTAACTTAGATACCGTACTACAACTAGTAAGGAACGTAGTTAGGATTAGCAATACTAGGACATTCTGAATTGATTTCAGATTTCTTTGTAGCATTTCTCTCTGCCTCCGTTAGTTCTGCACCCATAGCAATTTCTACACATCTCATTGCTTTAGCAGATGCACTGTTAATAATACGTTCAACTAATTTATCTTTTTCAATAGCAAGTTTACCGATATCACGCACTTCGCCTTTACCGTTGATTTTATTAAAACGTTGATCGAGTGCTTTAAACTCTGCGGTAAGCACTCTGTTTCTTTCTTCAAGTGCTTTGTTAGCCGCAAGTATAGCAGTAAAATCTTTTTGCTGTTGCTCAATAACAGCCTGTTGTTCAGACACACTATCTAACAGTTTAGCGTTATTTGCTTCACTAGTAGCAAGATCACTTTTAAGTGTTTTTACATATACGAAACCACCGCCGGCACCTGCCAACATAATTAACACCATTGCAATTTTAATTGAACCGAACATTTTATCTTCCCTGTTTACAAACTTCTATGACAATCGCTTTACCATCGCCGTCCACAAATTCTTTATATAGTGGACCTTCATGGTATTTGTGGCCGCAGTTTTTACAGGATTTTTTCATACCATTTTAAGTGCGGCTTCTGTAGTCTCTTCTACTCTGCGTGTCCAACCTCTACCGAATGTAGAAAAAGTTGATAAAGACTCGTAGTAACTTTGACGGTCTGCTTGATACTTTTTAATTGTTTCTTCTACACCGTGTTCATCAACATAGTTGTCTAATGCTTTAAGTGTATTAGGACCAATACCACCATCTGCTACTGTACCAATCTGTCTTTGTAGATACTTTGCCGCTCTACCTGGGCCAGCATTTACAGCAAAATCAAATACACAAAGATCTAATCCTGATGGAAGATCATCGCCTTTAACTTTGCCCCAATAATTTTTTTCGTAAATAGGAGCAACATCTTCAACTAAAAGATCTTTCATGTCTTTAGTTCCGCCCCATTCTTCGTAAACTCTTTTTGTAACACCTAAGTTAGTTTCGCCACCTGGGTCTTTTGGATGGTTTACATATCCACCTTCATGATGCAAGATCATCTCTAATGATGCTTGATAGTTCTCTTTAGCCATGTTATTTCCTTTTTAATACTTTAGTTCTTACACCGTTTGTAAAGAACAAGTTTTCATCTATTTTGTATATATTATAGTTACCAAAGTACTTTGTAAGCCACAGAACTTCTGACATTGACTCTTCGTCCAATTTAGTTGCACCTACAAATCTTCCAGTAATTTCTTCGGTTGTGCCTTCGTCGACAATTTCCATTCTGACACTACCACTTGCATGTCTTTTAAATTCTATAATATTGTCAGCCACATGCTTTTGTTCAGTTGCACCTTTATTGAAAAATCTATTTAACTCTCTTTGTTTGTAGCCTTCAATAAAACTGTTATATGTTTCCTTATCTACTGGAACTTCTATTTCTTCTGTGAATGGCTTACTTTCAACTTCTTTATAGTATCTGTATTTCCATTCGTCGATTCCTGTTAACTTTTGTACATCATCAAGAATTGTTTTAATATTTTTACCTAAGTATCTGTTGCGTTCAAGTTCAACAAATACATCATATTTTCCTCTACGATTTTCGCCTGAACTTACATCTGCGTCTAAAATAAAAGGATATCCTTTTTCAATAAAACTCATTAAGTCTTTAGCAGGTTCTTGATCAGTAACTTCAAATGCAAGTACTGATACATCTTCATCTTTACCCATTTTTGATTTGTATGAATCAATAGTAAAGATTTCGTTTACAAAGTTTTTTAAATCATTAGATTTGAGAGATGTCATTCTGTTGCTCCAAGTCACTATCTGCTGTTGCTTGTACTTCAGGTTGTGTTGCTACCTGATCCATATCGCCATATAATTGTTCATCGATGCTTCTTAAGTATCCTTTGTACATATCAAACAATAAACTCTTAGGCATTTCAACATTTATGATCCAAATAGGATGTCTATCAATTTTACCTTTTTTAGTACCAGGACGATAGTCATCTGGTGTTTTGATTTTTCTTGGTTGCATTAAGAAGTCTTTTTTGTATGAAACTTTACAGTTGTAATCTAGCAATCTTTCTCCTGCTTTAGGATTAGGCATTTTATCTCTAGGCCACATAAAACTGCAACTCACAGTGTGCCTATTAACAATAGGACCTTCACATAACTCGCCATCTTGCCAGTTTTCAAACACATACATGTCTAATTCATCTAATACACGCTCAAAGTCTTTAAGTACCCTTAGTGTGTTATTAGACTCGTATATGCCCTTGATATTTTCGATTACTTGTGCAACGTCATACATAATTTGTTCTCCACATTTATTTATCGTATTCGTGACCAATAAAAAAATAATATTATACGTTTAAAAACGCATATATTTGTTAAATACTTTTGCAGTTGGGCATAAAACCTTAAAGGAGGTACATATTGTCTAGAGCAAAACGTAAAGAGCGTAGAAGTAATAATGTAATTGATTATAACAACTATGCACACAAAAAACAGGAAGTTTCCATACTTCCACGCAACATTAACCAAGAAACATATCTAGAAACACTGAAAGATAGGAAAAAAGACATTGTATTTGCAGTAGGACCCGCAGGTACAGGTAAAACCCTATTGGGTGTTATGATGGCTATCAAAGAGTTCAAAGAGAAACAGGTAGATAAAATCGTGATCACACGTCCGGCTGTAAGCGTAGACGAACAACACGGTTTTCTTCCAGGTACACTAGAACAAAAAATGGAGCCATGGACTCGTCCTATTTTTGATGTTTTTGGTGAGTATTTTTGGAAACATGAAATAAAAGGTATGCTTGAAGAAGATATCATTGAAATATCACCTCTTGCTTATATGCGAGGTAGAACATTCAAGAATGCCTATATTATTGCGGACGAGATGCAGAATGCTACACCAAGCCAGATGAAGATGCTGTTAACCAGAATAGGTAAAGGTTCACGTATGGTAGTGACCGGAGACCTGCAACAGGCTGATAGAATGTCGTCAAATGGTTTGTTAGACTTTTGCAATAAAGTTTTACCAAGAGAGTTACAACGGTTAGCCGTTTGTAATTTTGATAAAGGAGATGTAGAAAGACACGAAGTAGTTAAAGAAGTTTTATCCATCTACGGGGAAGAATAATCTTACCTGCCTGGATTTTTAGAAAATAGTTTGGTTTTGCCCGACTGCCCACTAAACTTTTCATAATCAGGCATTGGATCTTTTGCTACTGTGATATTTGGCCAGTTTCCTGTGGTAGAAAAATACTCATTGTGTTTGTACCATGGGTCGTTAACATCATCTGTTTGATAAATTGCTTCTTCAGGACATTCTGGAATACATACTCCACAGTCGATACATTCATCGGGATTGATTACTAGCATATTCTCTCCCTCATAAAAACAATCAACTGGACATACTTCAACGCAGGTTGTGTGTTTACAGTTTATACATTTGTCATCTACTAAATGTGCCATATTATACTCCACCCCAGTTCCATACACCTCTAATTGCTAATAACAAATACATCAATTCCATTAATGCTCTAGGTGTATCTTTATCTTTAACTCCCATCCAAATCCAAATACTACAAGAAACTAGTGCAACTGCCCAACCTAACCATTGTACATTAGGGTTACCGCCGCTTAGTGTAAATGCACTGACCATTGCTAGTATGAAACCTAACCAACGCCAGCCATCAATCTTATGATAGTATCTTATCTTCAGATCATTCCTTTCCTAGCCTTGCTAATTTAATAAGTGTAGCACTCATGTTTATTTCTGGATCAGCAACAAATGAGTGATCTACTAGTCCTTGTTTTAAAATTAAAACTGCTTGATCTTGTTTATCTTCTTCTTTAGCAAACACATCTAAGTTGTCATAGCACCAACGGAAAATATCTTCCATTTCCTCTGGTCTTGCTTGACTACAGACAAGTTTACGTGCTTCTTGAATCTTGCCTGCTTTAAACAGTTCTACCATTTCAACTTTGTAATCACTTTCTCCAGTGTCACCTTTTTGTGGCGGAAGTAATTTACCTGTTGTACTATTCATTTGACACATATTGATACACTTACGCATATCAGGATATGTTGCTTTTACAAACGTATCAAGAACATCTAAATCCGGTTCAACACCTTCTTCTAGCAGGATAGTGGCTATACGTGCTGTGAACTCTGTTTGATCAACATTTGTAATATGAAATCCCTGACAACGTGAATGTAGTGCAGGAATAATTCTGTTAGGATAGTTACAGGTTAAAATAAATCTTGCTGTGTTATGGTATTCTTCCATAACTCCACGCAATGCGGCTTGTGCGTTTGGCGACAAGTAATCCGCCTCATCTAGTAAAACAACTTTAAAGTCACCAAATGGAATCATCTGTACAAAGTTAACAATTTTGTCTCGCACATCTTCAACACTGTTTGTACGTGATGCGTTAATCTCTAATACATCATATTCGTTAATTTCTAGTTCATTTAGCAACACCTTTGCAAGTGTTGTTTTACCTATACCAGCGTGTCCACTAAACAGCAAGTGTGGAATGCTTTTGTCTTTTACCCAACCATTTACTTGGTCTTTTTGTGCCTTATCTCTAAAAACATAGTCCTTTACTTCTTTAGGACGATATTTTTCTACCCATAAATCTTTAGCCATTTTGTTCTATCCTTTTTCTTAATCCACTTGTACTAAATGAATGTTGCCTTTTATTATAATATATTTCTATGCCTTTGTCAACACATAATTGCTTGCCTGTGAACTGTTTGGTTTTATATTCTTCACCTACAAATCGAACACCAATATCGTATGTTAAAAGGATATCAACCAAATCCTTTTCGGTTTCATAAGGAATAATTTCATTTATGTACTTGCACCCTTCTAATTGTACATAGCGTTCAAAAACACTTTGAATTGGCTTGTTCTTTTCGGGTCTATCTATAGTAGGATCGGTTTGTAACCCAACTATCAAATAATCGCAGTTCTCTCTTGCTTCTTTTAGCATAGCAACATGTCCACTATGGAAAAGATCAAAAGCAGAAAATGTAATACCTTTTTTCATTAGTGTAAAGTTTTACCTGTTGGATCATCATCGGATAATAAGTTATCGAAAACTTCTTCTAGTATTGCATAGTAATCTTCGTCATCTAAATTTTCACGCCAAAGTTTTATTGCACTTGCAAATAGATAACTTGCAATTACCATTTGATCGTCATAGTAATCATCTAAAAGTTTATCAACTGCGTCGTGAACACTAGTATAGATTTCATCATCATTTGTACTCATTATATTATTATACATATCCTTATTCGTTATGTCAAGCAATTCGTTGCCAAACGTTATCTACTGTAAATTTAAAACTACCTTTACAATCCCAATATGTTACACGTTCTGGTTCAATAATACTCAAAAACAACTTATCATCTGCACCTACGTACAAATGATATGTCTTACCAACTATTGGTATGAAATTATATTTTGCATTATATACTAATTCTGTATCTTCTGCAAGAGAAACAAGTTTAAAATATTCCTCTTTTAATTCGTTAAAACGTGTTTCGAGATGATGTATAGCATTTGTACCACGTTCGTTCTTATGTTTAAGGATGTCAGGTACTGTAAATGCCGGCGCACCTACATTTGTGGGATACGGTAGCGATTGTGGATTATCCGCTACCATATCTGACTTCTTCTTAGAGATCGCCGTCTTTTCTGTTTTCTGAGTAGTGGACATCAAATTCGCCACCTGGGTAACGTGCCTTTAGTTTGTTAACATTCTCTGCTACGACTTCATTAGGATCGAGCCCCAATGCACGGCAACTATTAATCCAATACCACATAATATCGCCAAGTTCTCGTTTGCAATGAAAGACAGTTTCATCATCCATTGGTTTACCTTGGAAGATACATTTTTTAACAATTTCACTAAACTCTCCTCCTTCTGAAGCAATACCAATTGCTCCTGTTAGTAGCAATGCAACATTAACATTTGAATTGTTTGCTTCAATGTCTTTTGCTCTATAGAACATTTCACTTAGTTGATTGCTTTCTTTACTTGTGACTTGTTCTACAAATTCTTTGTATTTGTTTAGGTCGACGTTTGCCAATTACTTCTCCTCTGGCTTTTGATGTTCCCAATAAATGAATTTTTCACCTGTTTCCTGATTTACTACAGGTAGTGAATATTTGTATTCATCGGCTTTCTGTTTTCCTACGTATTCAAACTTATAGCCTTGTTCGCGTTCTTTTTTAACTTCTGCGAAAAAGGCTGAGTTGTCATACATAAACAAACCAGTTATGGTCACTAATACTGCTGTGAACATTTTTACTCCTCTGTTACTTGTTTAGGTGCTTTTCTAATTGTAATTGCAGGACCGTCTGAAGCATTATCCATTGCTTCACGTTTCTCTTTGAGATATTGTGTTGACTCTCTATGCAATGTAATCCATTCTGTAACTTCTGCTGGTTCGTCTTCAGTAACCATTAGAATAGCGTCTGTGTCTGCTTTTCTAATAATCCATTCAACACCGTCAGTGTCTTCGATATGAATACCTCTCGACCAGCGACCGTGCTCTAACAATACCCAATCACCGATCTTAATTTCGTCTTGATGTTTGTAACTTGGACCAATTGAAAATACTTGTCCCCAACGAGGTTTAATGCCACGTTCTTTACCGTCATCTGAACTAATGATTAAACCACCTTTAGTTTTTTCCTCGCCAAAATACATATTCGTTAATAGAATATCTTCACCTTTGGCTTTAACATTACCTTTATGTATTGTCATTGATGCTGGCATTTATTCTTCTCCTGTTGCTTCTTCAATACCACTACGTCTACGTCTTGCTCTTTGTACTGCTTCAATTGTTTTTTCAGCAACTTTTTCTTCAACTTTAGCAAGTGTTTCGTTTTCCATTTCAGGTGCTTTAGGCTCTTCCACGTTTTCTTCTACAACTGTTGATACTAGAGTATCTTCAATCTTTAAATTTTGTGGCGGCGGCACAGCACTACCTTGTGTTGTTTCTGCTTTTACTTTTGCATTAGGATCTGGAGCCGCATTTGGATTTGCTTCGTAATATTCAGCCATAATTTGCTCTCTAGTACGTACAACTTTCCCGGCTGGGCCAAGTTCGTCACCACGTGCATTTACTTTCATGTTTCCTACAGCAGGCATGAGTTCATTTTGGGCACGGAGTTTTTCCATGTCAATTTGTCTGCCCTGCATTGATCTATATGTTTTTCCCATATTGCCTCCTTAATAATAGTACTTATGTAGAAGAAATTACCTTAAAAATTCTTCTGGATTTAGATCATATTTGATACTGTCTACTTTATGTACACCCATCAAATACAATACATAACTTGCTACCGAACTTCCTCTACCTACACCCCAAATTAAATTATTGTTTCGAAGTGTATCAATAATGTATTTTAAACATTTTAAAACATCTATCATAGCATGTGATCTGTATAATTCTAGTTCTTTTTGCACACGTTCAGTTTCTGCAGGTGTTTTGCATAAGTCTAACACATACTGTTCAATATCAATATCTTTATATTCTTGCGGAATAAACCAATTTTCTCTATTGCGTTGATCAAACCCATCACGATCTACGTCATCTTCTTGTGTATTAAACTTTTGAAAATTGTCTTTATTTAAATTAACAAACTGATTATACTTCTTTATATCATCTGTATTTTTTACAATACAGGATTGAGCATTTTCTTGTTTGCCTTGATATAACAGTTCAAGTATATTAGTTTCGTCTAAGACTGTCTTGCCGTTAGAATTAACTTCTACCGCCGTCCAAGATGGTTGGTTTGAATTCTTTTTTAGGTGCATTTGATCCATATCCTAAATCTCTCCAACTCTTAGCACCTTGCCAGTATTCGTCTTCACCAATAACTTGATCAAAAGTTGCAGTGTCATTTCTTTCCCACCAAGGCTTTTCAATAATTTTTTTATTCCATTCATCTGTATTCAAACTACTGTTTTCATAACTATCAGTATCTACTGTATATTGTACATTATCTCCCAACTTGCTGTCAAGAGTTATTTGTCCAAAATGGATATATTTTCCTGCTATTGATTTGCATTTATGGAATAGTGTAATTGCCAATAATTGATCATATGGATTGCCCGGCAACAAAATTTTGTTTACAGGCATTTTGAAAAAGACATTTTCTAAAGGACTTTTTGGTTTTAAAATTACACTGTTTTCACACAGTTTGTGAAACAAATATTTTATTCTTTCGAAACTATTGTTTTGTAATTTAATATCTGTTATTTTTGGTAGGAAACTTATTTTTACATTATAAGCATTAGGAAACACAGTATCGTCTATTACAACGATTGAATCAAATTGTGTTTCCCATGAAAAAAAGTTTGCTACTAAATCTTTATCGCTATTGTTTGTCAACATTTACTAACTCATTTAAATCGGTTTCAACTTCTTCTTTTGCTTGAGAAATAGTTTCTTGATACTGTTTTCTCAAACGCCTAGTTTGTTCTTCCTTGTAAGTAGTTAGTAGCATTTGCATTTGTCCTAGCACAGACTGATTACTATATCGACTCGCTAGAAGGTATTTCTTAGAGAGGTCTCTAACTTTTTCTTCCAATTCGTCGTCTTTAAGAAGTGTTACGTCTTCTTGTAGTGGATGTAGCATTATGGAGTATAAGTGTACTTGCCTACGTAATCAACAAAAAGGTTTGCAGGTACACCCCCTGAAGTTGACCAAGTCCATACATCAAACACGTATCTAGAGTTATCATCTTTAGTTAAGTCCATTGGAAAACTTAATGCAGAACTCTCATCATTTGGTAATGATTGTTTAAAGTATACAGGTGATCCGCCGATGTTGATTTCAAATGCTCTTGCAGTTTTTCCAGCATCGCCGCCTTCTTGACTTGTGATTTCTAATCTAATATGTGTAAGTGTATCGTTTGGTCCAAAGTTTCTAAAGTTAATACTATTAACGTCATCTTTTTCAATTTGTAGTGTAAGTCTTTGATAAGAACCTGCACTAAAATCAATCACGTCATCAGTGTTATTAATAATATTTTGATTTGTTTTTTGTGTTATATCTTTAGTAACTGCATTACTAATTACTCCGCCATTAAAATCATTATCTGATGTTAATGATGGTGAATTGTTTTGTAAGTCAGTGATTTCACTTTTTGCAACACCTATTGCAGTTTTGATGTTTTGAAAGTTATCTCTGAATCCTTGTGAATCATTGTCCTGTCCAGCGACTGGATACGTTTCATCAATGTTATTTGTGTCTATATTACTTGCCATATTAAATTACCTTCCTTTTTGGAAATGCAATGTATTTATTACCTTTTTGTCCCTCAACACTATCTATGGTTAAGCGGTCTATATCAAAGTTAATGCGTTTGAAGTCAAATTCACTATCTTCAATATTCTTAATAATACTTATGCTAGTACCAGGCTTAACATACGCAATCGGGACTGCTTTTATATATCCTAAACTAGTACCCGATTCAGGCTGAATACTACGCATCCAAAGGGGTAGGAATCCATCATTAATCTGAATCAATGTACTGTCATTTTCAGGATACATTTGGGCAAAACGCTCCTTCATAGCAGTTGTGCTGTTAGGATAAACAAACTTTTCAACTAGTTGATCTACTGTAATCAAGTTAGTTGATACTTTAAACTTATCCTGACTAGTATCAATTGTTTTGCTATCGCCACTTATTGATACTCTGCTACTAACGTATTTGTCTCCACGTTCAAGTTCATCTACCATTTCCACATAGATGATCTCATATATTACTTTGTTATTACTATTTTTTGCAACAGCACTTTTGATAGCACCGAAGCGATAATTTTTTCTACTAAAGTTACGGGCAAGTGTTGGAACATATTTTTCAATAGCCAACGTTTCTATACCATGTTGTAACAGCATAGATAAATTCTTTTGAATTCCAAACTGTTCATCAGCAGGTCTGTACAAACTATTTAGAGTAAAGATTTTGTCATCTGTAATAAAGTTGTAGTAGTACAGTCTGCTTTCTTTTGATAACAATGGTCTTAAAAAGATATTGCTGTACTGTGTTAAACTATCAGCACTAATACTTACTTTAAAATCTTTTGTGACTGCACTAGCAAGATAGTAATCTTTAGCCTGTACAGTAAATCTGTATTCTTTATCAATTGATGTAGAACCGCCATCAAGTAGAAAAGTGTTAAGACCAAAACTATTTAGGTCAATAGTTGTTAAACCGTTTTGCTGTCCTGTATCTGGAATTTGTTGTACTTTACCAATTAGTGTTCCGTCGCCTGCAAGTTTAATGCCTGGCGGTAAGTTACCACTTACAAGACTGTATCTTACGTCAGCGTTTGGTAGTGTTGTTTCAGCAACAACTTGTAATGTACTATACTGATTAGGAATAAGTGTACCAACAAGTTCGTTGCTTGTAAATTTAATTGTACTATCAACTTCGCCCTGTATCTTGATAATAAATGTTCTTTGACTAAATGTTTGTTCACCGTTTACACTGTCAGTTCTAGTTGCTCTTACTCTAAAAGTAAATGTTTCTGTAACAGCCGGTTGGTAAGGTACTTTACCAAAAAGCACTCCGTTGGTACTATCAATGTCTAATCCTTTTGGTAAAGCACTTGGTGTGCTATCTTCTAGAGGAACAATTTCATAAACTACATCACCACTATATTGATTAGGATCATAAACTTCTAATGGAATGGTTACATAATTGTTTGATCTGCGTATTCCAAGATTACCTGTTGTTAACCAAATAGGTGCTCTTAGATATGTTGCACTTGATAAAAGTGTTTCACTATCAATACTAATAAGTGTAGTATCTGTTCTAAACTGTTGTTCGTTAATAACAAAGATTCTAAATTTTCTTCGTTCTCTAGTAATACCATCACTTACAGTAACTTCGAATTCATAGTATCGTGAAAGGTACTTTGGTACTGCATCACCTTCTTCTGTTCCGCCACCGTAATCATAAGGAAATGCATCAAACTGTTGTTGGTCGTAATTTGCGTTTGTTGCCTTATAATCTAGTGTAAGTGGAGCATTAATAATACCTGTAAGTTTTCCATCTCTACTTAAAATAATACCAGGCGGTAGACTACCACTTAGGTCATCTAGATAAAATTCTAGTTCATCGCCGGCACTTAGATCTAAATCACTCGCACTTAATTGATAATCAATTGGCGACTTGTTCATAATAAAATATTCGCCATTCGGACCAATATCTAACGTACCTTGAGGTGTTAACCAAATTGGTGGATCTTCACCTTCTACTGTTAGTGTAAATGTTCTGTCAATTGATCCTTCGCTATTACTTGCTCTAATTACAAATTCGTATCTTGTTGATTTTGCGACATCAAAAGGAGTACCAACTAAACTGGTTCCTTGCAAACGCATACCAGCCGGTAGTGTTCCGCTTATTAATTTAAGTGTTACATTATCGCCTGAGGTACTAAGGCTAATATTTTGTGTTTCTTTTTCTTGAATAGTACCAAGGCTACCTGCTTGTGTGATCCATGTAGGTTTAGACATTATTCACTCCTTGCAAGTATTTATTTTGCTGTATATTATGATTCAATGTATTCACTTACTAGCCACCAACTTCCTGAGTGCCAAATAAGTGTAAGGGCGCCATGCTCGTTATTGGTTCCATTACTTAAATCTAGTGTACTTGTGGCACCGTTAATTTTTAATGAAACTTCAACATATCTATCAAAGAATGAAACACCATCTAATGAATAACGTCCTCTATTTTTCATTTTGAGGATCTTCATTTGGCCTTCTTGTCCACCGTCAGGTAATGTAGCAAATCCTAATCCAGCACTTGCACTAGTCCAATCATTTGTTGTTACAAATGTTACGGTTGATGCCATATTAATTGTAGACGGTGATTGTGTGCTACCTATGATTAATTGATTTGTACCACTTAAACTTACTACACCATTTAATCTTACATCGCCCTCAAGTTCTAAAAATCCAGTACCATTTGCGGCAATTCTTAAGTTGCTGTTTGATGTTTGTGTTTCAATGTTGTTTGCGTCAATACGTAAATCGCCTAAATCAATTTGTCCATTAACATCTAGTTTATTGTTAATAGTAGTAAGACCACTTACTGTAAGTGTACCAGTAATGTTTGTATCATCATTTAATTCAATATCTCCAGAAGAGTTTGAAATTGTTCCACTTACTGTTAAACTATCAAATGTGCTGTTACCTGGACTTGTAATGTCCCCTGTAAATGAGTTTGCAGTAATGTTTCCTGTTGCACTTGCACTTGCAACATTAACAATGTTAAACACACTTGTTCCGCTAGTAGCATTTACATTACCGTTGTGTATACCTGTTGTGTTACCAGTTAGGTTACCTGTAACATTACCAGTTACGTTACCTGAAATATCTGCTGTAATACTACCACCGCTAACTGATAGTGCACCTGTTAGTGTTACATTATTAAGGGTACTAGTACCTGTGCTTGTTATATTTCCAGTTACATTGCCAGTTACATTGCCAGTTACATTACCTGTTAAGTTTCCTGTAACATTACCTATAACAGCACCAACGTGTTGACCTCTAAAGTTGTTTGCATAAACGTCTCTTACAGGATTTCCACTTGTACCAATATCAGTGTTTGCAGTTGCAATAATATCTTGAACTGTGATATTTCCACTAAACGTTCCGCCCGACTTAGGCATAAAGCCTTTGCCTTCAATATAAGTTGCATTTACAATATTATCTACGCTAGTAAATTCTAAACCATTACCTGTTGCATTAACTTGCACAAGTTTGTCAGCATCGCCTGCGGCACCTGCATATGAACTTGGTGTATCTGTAAGTCCAACAAAATCAACTGACCCTGTTCCACTTGCTTCACCGGTTGCAAATCCTCCTGAAGTGTATGTTGTAAATCCTGAAGTGTCTACTGTTGTGCTTAATGTATCGTCACTATAAAGAGCAAATGTTGTAGATGTTAAAACATCGGCATAGTATTCATTACCATTTACCTCAGTCATTCCAACAACATCAGTAAGTGTAACTGCTTGTCCGTCACTTAATCCGTGTGCATCTGTTGTTGTTACAACACCAGGATCGGCTTGACTAATTCCGCTGATTGCTACTGGTTGGCCACCACCGCCACCACCTACGCCCCATTCTAGCACTGTACCACTAGTAGGAACTTTTAATACTTGTCCTGCTTGTCCAATGTTTCTTGGGAATTGATATGCACCGTATAAATCTACATAACCAGCACCGTCTGCATTTAATTGTAAGTTGTTGTTTGAAGTACCTACTGTTTCAATAGTACCTGCACTAATTTTGATTTGTCCTTCACCGGAACCTAAAATAATCTCGTTGTTACTTTTGAATTCTGCTACCGGTGCAAACGTTTCACCAACCGGATTTAATGGATCAATTGGTTGAATAATAAATGCGTTAACACTTCCTGATCTTCTATATGCACCTAATTGTCCTAATGATTCACCAACACCAGTTGATGTACCAATTAAGTAATCAATACCAACACCCATTCCGTTGTTGACGTTTGCTTGTGTAGTATGGTTACTTACAGTTAAGAATGATTCGATTTGATCGTTTTCAGTACCTAAACGTCTAAATGCCGCAGTTGGTGATGTTTCATCTAATTGTACATAAAAGTCACCATCTGCAATCTCATCTGCTAGTACGTTGTTAGCAGGATCGCCTCTACGTAATTTAAATCTGTGTCCACCTTCAATAGTGTAACCGTTTGTTGCAAGATCTCCGCCCAATCCTCCAATAAGATTACCAGTTAAATTACCTGTTACGTTACCAGTTAAATTACCTGTAACACCACCTGCCGCAGTTACAACACCAGTTAATGTAGTTAAACCATTTACAGTAAATTGATTTGATACTGTTGCGTTAGTAAATGTTGCGTCAGCAGATTCTATATTTGTTAAAGAAGTAATTTCACCTGGGCCAATAATATCGTTGCCTTGCATAGCAAGATTACCGCCTAGTTCTGGATTAGGATCTTGGTCAACAGTAAATGCACCAGCAATTACAATATTACGCGATCCTGATTGTGTTAATGTTATATTTGATCCACCTACAAATCCAACACTTTCGTTTCCTGTGCTAGTTGTAATAGAATTATTAACATTGTTTACATCATTACTAAACTGTATAGTTCTTACTGCTGGAGTAGCAACAGCACTGTTATCTAATATGATGCTTTCGCCGTCGCTGGTAATTTTAAGTCTTGCTGGATCAGCACTTTTAATTCTTTTGAATTGTAAATTGTAACCTGACTTACCCGCAAACAATGCTTGGCCATCAGCCTGTTCAGTACCTAGGTTTACACCCGTGTTACTTTCACCGCCTCTAGCATCAAGTTCCGCAAACTTGGTGTTAACCTTTTGGAAGGCCGTTCTTAGATCATCACCTGTTCCGTCGTTTACGTTATTACCAATTTTAACTACGTCTGCCATAATCTTTTCCTATACTATATTTACTGCCTTCCAACTACAACTTCGATGACTCCAACTTCATCGCTATCATAGTTTTCAAGTGCTTTACCTATAACTGATCCTAGTTTTGGATCTTCACTTGCTGTACCAACACCTACGATCGAACTTGCAACAATCATGTCACCTTTTTCAATTCTGCCAACAACCTTACAAGGTACTCTTCCTTGTAGTGCTAACATTGCAACATGGTCGCCTTCAAGTTTATTGTTCATTGTATAACCTGGTGCTGTTGAAACTACTCCAGCAACTTTAGTAGTTCCCTCTTTGTTAGAAGCAGTAACTTCTTGTTCGCCACCGAACATTAATACTGTGCCTTCTTCATAATCTGTATCTGCAAGGTATTTCTCTGCCAAGTCAGCAAACTCTGCTTCTGAAGCAGTACCTTCAAATCTAACTGCGTAAACATTGTTATATCTATTAGCGGCTTCTCCAATATCATAAGAAGCATCTGCGGTTGTGTTTACTCCACCAACTACACCGTCACTTGGTACAATCTGTTTAGTACCTAGTACCCCGGTCATATTAGTGTCATCAGTTAAACCATTTCTACGTAGGTATGTTCCATCATATGGTGAACCTGCCGCAACGGCCGCCGCAAGTGTTACAGTTACGTCTTGGCTACCATCAAAATCAACAGTACCAGTTGCCGCACCTGTGAAAGTAAATGTTCTTGAAGTTGTAAGCGTATCCGAACTACCAATAAATCTACTGTCAGTATAGTTGTTACCTTTGTCTAGTATTAGAATTTCAGTACCGTCTGTACCTAATACAAGATCAAATATCGTACTTGCTGTTCCACCTGATGTGTATGTAGTAAATCCTGAAGTATCAGTTCCGTTCGTTAAACCAGCATCTTCATAAATTTCAAAACTGTTTGTTGTTACACCACCTACATATTTTACTAACCCGTTAAGTTGAGTCATTCCGCCGATGCTTAAGAACTTGATCTTGTCACCATTCTTAAATCCATGTGCAACACTTGTTGTAATTACAGCAGGATCTGCTTTTGTAATAGCAGTAATGTTAACAATATTACCACGTGCTTCTTGAATAGTATCTGTGTTAACCTGTTTTGTATAAATGTTTCTGTAACGTGCTGTTGTTAAACCTAGATCACTTGATTCGTTACTAGCAGGTCTTACGTTAAGAGTTTGTAGTGTACCAGTCATAGTACCACCAGTCTTAACAAGAGCACCGTTATTATCTAGCACGTTCTCATCAATGTATGCTTCAACTGAGTTATCAAAATCAATAAGTGTTCTTACTTCACTTGGTGTTAATGCTTCTACAGCATTTTCGCTCACTTGACTGTTACCAAGAATACTTGTACCAGTAATAAATTCTATTTTGTCAAGAGTTACACCGTCATTTGGATTTGCTAGTGTAGGAGTTTTTAAAGTAATAAAACCGTTTGTTGCTGAAAATTCTGTACTATCAAAACTTGCAAGTCCTAAATCACTTTGACTAATTGCAACAGCATCTGCTCTAGTAGTTGCGGCATTCATGTTTAGTTTGCTTTGTGCAATCGCCGCCGCGGCACTTACATCTGAATTTTTAACAGCACCGTTTGCAAGTTGAATATTAATTTCATTGTTGGTTCTAATAATTCTTACATCAGAACCTGTTCCAGTCGGTTCACCAAATGTTGGACTGCCGCCTGTGTTATCAACTGTTGTATCTAGTGATACGTTTACAGCACCTTGAATAGCATTACCTAATCCGTCTGTGTGATTAGATCCGCTAAACATTAACAAATCAGTGTTATTAGGATTACCTGTTATAGTAACACCTTCTAGTCCACCAATTCTGTTTTGTTCGTCAACATATTGTTTTGTAACAGCATCACTTCCATCTTCTGGATCACGCATGGATTTAATTCTGTTACCATTCATATCAATAGCACCACTATCAAGTGTGCTATCATTTAACATTGTAAATGCTTTTACATCTGTTCTAATAGAATCTGTTGTTGCTCCACGGAATACATTGTCAGCATATAATTTGTTAACACCGTCAACATCCTGAGCACCTGTCATTGAAATGTTTGTAATCTTGTTGGTGCCCATATTAAGTTCACCATACATTCTATTCCATGAAAGGTTAGATCCGTTATAACCTGCTCTACTTAGAACACCAAATGTTCCGCCACTTTGTGAACCTGTTGTTGTCCATTCAGGGAAACTAGTACCATCTTCATGTTGTCCTATGATTGCTGAGTTTAGATATGTAACAATACTTGCTTCTGTTGGAACAGCATCATCTGATTTACCTAATAGTTTATCGTCAGTACTAAATTCGTCAACAACAGTGCCTTTTGTAAATCCTAAACCATCAACGTTTGTTAATGAAATGTTTGCATTAAGTTCAACTGATCCGTCACCTTGGTTAACACGGAAGAACTTACCAACTCTAAAGTTACCATCTTGGTCTGTACTTGCATAGAATACTCTACCTGCACCTATTTCAACCGCTTCACTTGCTTGGTCTGCCGCAAAGTCTGGACGTCCTGCTGGTGCACCAAACACGTTGTTTGGATAATTTGAGTTTGCATAGTTACCCCAACCAATGTTCATAAAGTCATGACCGGTTGCTCTTAGTGTACTAATTGCAGTTGTAACTTTAACAACATCAGTATTAAATCTATCTTGTGGGAATTGTAAATCTAAACTCATAAGTTGGAAGTCAACATTAGGATCATTAACTTCGCTTGTTACGAGTCTTTCAACACCTAAAATTCTAAATACTGTTTGGTCGCCAGTAGCAAAAGTTAATGCAGAACTTGGTAAAACTCTTGGAGTATCTGTTAAGTTTCTTACAGTAACTTTTTTACCAATCCCAATAATAACTTCACTACCATCAGGTACTCTTGTACCAGTACCAATTGCAAGTGCTTGTCCTAGTTTAAGAACTGCTCTACCACCACCTTTTACAGTACAGCCAGAACCACCATAACTTGGATTACCTTTTGTAGTTGTATCTAAGAAAGTTGTAAGTGCAGTATCAGTACATAGTTTAAAAGTCGTTGGACTTACATATTTTACATAGTAAGCACCGTCCACGTCATTCATTCCGTTTGCATTTGCGCCGGATACAAATACCATTGCACCTTCTCTATAGTAGTGATCAACACTTGTTGTAAACACTGCTTCAGAAGCAATAGTAATACCTGTAACGTTAATAGTTACATCTTCTAATTCATCAACTGAGTAATCAGTTCCGTCATTGTTTGAACTGTATGCTGTTAATCTAAATCTACTACCTTCTATTGGACGGTAGTTGAAATCTCTAATTTCTAAATCAGTATCACCGGTACCAGCCGCTGTGTTTGCAGGATTGTGTACTTTAAATGGTTGTGAAAAGTCTTGTCTTGTTGAGTCTGCTTCAACAGTTGCATTTAATTCTCTAAAGAAGATTGCACCTGACTGAATATTTTCGTTTGGATCTGATCCTTCTGCTTTAAGAGCAAGTCTACCATAAGCATTAGATCCGTTAAGTGATCTAATTTGTCCACCGTTTCTTGCCCAGTATGCTGTATCACAATAGTATGTAAACACAGAAACTGTTTCAACCAATCCATTGTTTGTAGCAACTAGACCATAACCATCGTTGTTAACCTGGGTATAGTCATTTGAAGTCATTGACTTGTTACCAGCAGTTTCAATTCTAATTTCATCACCTTGTGGAATAGTACCTGCAGGTAATGTTTTAGCATCTACTTTAATTTCTGTATCAGCCGCGAGTGTTAATTTTTGTTTGTAAGTTACTGGCGTATTTCCATCACCGTCATCTACAGGTGCCGTTACACCGATAACTCTATAAGTTTTCTTTTCTGCTCCACCACTACCTTGATATAAGAAAGTTGTCGGAACCTGAATTCCTCTAGTCAAACCTTTTAGTGTAATTTCAAAACCACTTGCAGGGTTGTCAACAACAGTACCGTATTGAACACCAGCGTTACCATCAACATATTGTCCTGAACCACCCTGTGATGAGAATGAAGAACAAGTTTGTACATAAGGTGATTTGGTTAAAATTTGACCTTCGGGGTCAAGCACCATAATAGCACCTTGGTGTCTTCTAACGGTAATATTTCTTAAAATTGTTGCGTTGTTAACCAAGAACACATCACAGTGTTGGTTAAGCATTTTTAATTCAATTACAGTATTGTTAGGAATATCATCTTGTAGTGTTGTTGTAGTTGTTAGGTTGATATCGCTATAAAGTGATAAATCTGCTCTTGTAAAATCTTCTACACCATCAGGATCAAAACTAATTTCTTTTACGTAGTATGTTGTACCATTGTATGTAAAGTATTGTCCCCAACGTGGATAGTAAACTAGATCTTTTACTCTAATCTGTGCCGCACCTGTTTGGTTAACACCTACACCAGTGTCGGCTCTTGAATATTGTGAGTCATAGTGATTTCTAAATCTTGCGGCCTTAGGTGTACCAGTACCATTGTAACGTTTTTGGTCACCACGTTCAAATGTTAAGTCTAATGCACGTTGTGGTGGTCTTACACCAACTTTAGATTGAATAATGACACGTCTAAATTCGTCACCTTTGATTGAACAGTTCTCAGGTAAAACAATAGGTGTTAGTTCTTCATAAAAACCTGATTCAATATGAATAGTTACTTCAGGCAGTGGAACATTTTGTTCTCTACCTTGTCCGCCGATCTTAGCAGGTAATGCACCTAGTCCGTTAGTAATAACATCAGTAACAATATCCATCAAGTTACCAATTTCAGCACTTGCTCCTGCTTCTACAACAACAGATGTGTCAATAAACTGTTTAGCACCACTTTGATTGCTGTAAGTACCTTCTAGTACAGGTAAGTTGCCTAAGCCGTTAGTAATAACGTCAGCAATCATATTCATTAGTATATTAATTTTTGTACTTGCCGCCGATTCACCGTTATTTGAATTTGTAACCTGTTCTGTTACACTTTGTCTTGAAGTGTATGCTGTGTTTAAAATAATGTAATTTCTTACTAGGTCTTTAGTAAAGTTTAATGCATCAACTGTTTGTGGCTGTTGACCTGCAACATAACTTGTAGCACCATTCCAATATCGTGAAGCATTTTCTCTAGATTCACTGTTACCGCCATATTTTAAATCAAAACTAATACCATCAAGAATAATTTTTACATCACGCTCACATTTTGTTTTGTCGTATGTAAATCCGTTCCATATACCGGCACCTGCCGCAATTTGTGCTTCAATGTAAGCAATAGTCTCATCTGCAATGTACTCTCTGTTTGCGTCAATAAGTGCAACAGCATTTGGATTTTCTGTGTTTGCTGGAGCAACATAAGCAGTATTTGTCAACACATTGTTTTGAATTAGATCCTTAGCAAATTCAAGTGCCGCAACAGTTTCTGTCTGCTGTCCTGCTACTCTTGACGTAGCACCGTCCCAATAAGAAGCCGCCGCATCAACTGTTTTTGAGTTACCAACATAGGTTAAGTCAAAACTAACAGCGTCAATAATTAAACCAATATCACGAAAACATTTTTCTCTGTTGAATGTAAAGTTAGAAGCAAAGTCATCTGAATTATCACCGTCATTGATTTCTGCTTCAATATATGCAAGTGTTTCGCGTTGAATAAATTCTCTGTTGTTAACAAACAATTTGTTTGCTAGTACATAAGTTGTATCTTCAGTACCGTCAGCCGCCATATTAACTGTGTATGGTCCAGGCTTTTTACCAGGTACAGGGAAAATAACATCACCAGTTAGTAGACCTTGATCCTTAAGTGTAATGTCACCTTTAATAATTCTTTCTGCATAGAACGCCGCTTCTCTAACATTGTCAAATGCGTATGCTAAAGAACGACCAATTTGTGTTCTGTCAACACCGTCAGCAATCATTTGCTGTTCTGTTCTACCATTGGTGCTTACAAATAAATTTTTCTTACTTGTAAAACTGTTGTTGTCTACATATTCTTTTGTTGCCGCTTGTAAACTGCTTGAAGTAAATGTAGGTGATTGTGATAGAACCAATGGTCCTGTCATTGTATCACCAGCAAGTCTTACTTTTGTATCAGCATATTTTTTGTTTACTGCTTCGTCTTGACTGTTTGGTACTCTTGGCTGTCCTGAATTTTGTAATCTAACAATACCTGTTGCAGTATCACCTGCGGCATCTAAAAACTTGTCATCCGCATATTTTTTAGTAACAGCATCTTGATCTTTTTCTGGAGTACCTAAGTTCTCAATCAAGAATGTTTGTGCATTCAAGTCACCACCTAGTTCTGGTGTAGTATCAAGTCTAATTTCTGTACCAGTTGTTCTAAGTGTTAATTTAGTAGGATCTGAAGTGAAGTCGATAGCAATACCTTCACCTTCGATAGTTCTTAAATTAACAGCATCGCCTGCTGTATTTGTAGCAAGTACTTTGTTTGGAGCCAGTGTAGATGGAGTGTCGTCTAATGATGCAAACGTTAATCCGCCGCCTAGTCCTAATGATGCATAGATTTCAGTAAAGTTTTGATTAACTTTATTAAAACCTTCCCTGATACTATCGCCTGTAGCATCATTACCAGTAGTACCAATATTAATTACTTTACGTGCCATCTAGTTATACTCCAAAACTTTCGCCGCAACCGCATGACGAAGTTGCATTAGGGTTGCTTATATTCATATAAGAACCAAAAACTTCTTTCTTAAAGTCTATTGTAGTACCCGCTACATACAATAAACCTGCTCCATCAATAGCAAACTTGCCATTGCTTAAATTAAAAATCTCATCATCATCAGCAACTGTGTCTACTGCGTCCCACTGATATGTAAAACCAGCACAACCACCGCCTTTAACACTTAATTTAACGTACTTTTTACCTTCTTTAGCAAGTACGCCTTCCATGTGTTCTTTCGCTGATTCAGTCACATTTACTATGCTCATGATAATATTTATGTTATTATTCTATAATCCGAATGTAAAGTGTAAATACGAGCATGTATATAAGAACAGATATTATTACCAAGTCCTATATGCGTAAGTCTAAAGCAGGCAAATACCACCCTTACACACGTAAATCACAAATAGTAGTTTTTAAATGCGATCAATGTGAAGAAGAATTTATAAGAGAAAAGGGCAAAGTGGATCCTAGACGTTTAAGCAACAACTATTTCCACGTTTGCCCTAAATGTGATCCTAAACGCTTTGCTCAAAAGCGTGGTGTTGCGAAACGTTTAGTATGGGACATGTCTGTAAGCACAGACAAGCCAATTGGTAAATTATAATTACTCAGACTTCCAAATAGTCCAAGCACCATATGCGATTGCCGCGTAGGCTAGTAATCCTGCTAAAGGTTTTGCAATTAATACTACAATACCTAGTGCGATTAGAGCCGCACCGTCCCAAGAAGTTCTTTCTGTGAAACGCTTTGATACCCAACCTTTAAATTTATCTAACATAGTAATCTCCTTATTTTTTAGGTTTTACTGCTTTCCATAATTGATCAACCAATTTAGCCTTGGTTAATCTTTTGTCTAACTCAATGCCATGGGCACGGCCTAGTTGTTCTAGATCGTTCTTTGTCATCTTTGTTAGTTCTGCTTTTTTCATTACAACAGGTTTATCAAGAACCAATGGTGCTTCTTTCTCTAAATCTGCTGGCATGAAAACACTTTTAAGCCACTTTAACATATTATTCTCCTGATTTGTCTTTAAGTGTAATTACTCCGCAGGCAACTCTTTCACCTGCGTTTCCGGTTTTGAGTGATTCTTCGTCTCCACCTTTACCCAAATCATCTTCATCTGAATGGATAACAATGGCTCGACCAACTACGCTACGGTCTCCACTTAGATCTACTCTTTTTGCAACTATGGTGAAATCGGCTACGCCGGACGGGTTCGCTGTGATATTTCCTAAATCTCCTACATGCCCTTTATCAACATCACCGTGGTCTACACCATCGGGATCATAATGAGGACCGGCAGAATCACAACCATTTGACAAATCACCAAATTCATGTATATGAAATCCGTGCTTGCCAGGCTCTAGGCCAGTAATCCTACCTTTAATTAGAGTTGGTTCACCAGGACGTTGCATAAACAGTATTTGACCTTTTACTTTATCTGTGTGGATTAGTTCTGATACAACAGCATAAACAGTTTCGTTTGCTTCTGTGAGTGCATTAACACTTTCACACCAGCACTGCTTCGCTTTTGTTCTCGGACAACTTGTTTGTGTTAGTTCCGTTATTTTCATGTAGATATTTATGCAGATTAGCACTAGCCAAATTTTTTGCTTTGCTTTCTACCATAATATCTGCATAATCACGAAATGACAACGCCCAGTCATTAACTGCATCATTCCACATATAATCACTGTGGGCACGTAATTTTTGTTTCTTATAACCTGCTTCTAGTAGCGTAGGCATATCAGGTTTAACATCTGTAGGAAAATCCACAAGACAATCTTCACGTGACACTGAATAATGTATCACAGGACGCACACCACGCCAACTATCTATTATGCGACTAAATCTATCGTCGGTTGGTAGAATGTATTCTCCACTATTGACCCAGTGATGGTGTATGTCAAGAACGAGTGCGACGTGGTCGACAAGTTCGAGGCTTGCGTCGATGCCCCACGACATTTCGTCATTTTCGATCGTGATGGTGTTTCTTGCTTCGGGCGAGAGTCGCGGTAAGACGTCGATGATGCCTTGTGGACCTTTTCTACCCGATATGTGTACATTGCATTTAAAGTCTTGAAATGAGTTGCCGTATCCCATCCACCTGATGACATCCACATGATATTCAAACTCCTCTATACTTCTATTTACTATATCAGGGTTGTCAGAGGCCAACACAGTAAACTGACCAGGATGCATAGACAACCGTACATCAAGTTCTCTTGCAACTTCGCCGACCCTTGCGAAATGTTGTTCACAATACTTGACCACATCAGGTAGTTTCCAGTAATAGCACCAAGTAGGCTCAGTGTATACAGGAAGGACATCACTGCCCAGTCTAACCATTCGTAATTCATTTGGTAGTCCTCCTACATATCTAATCAAGTTCTCAAACGACTTGATGTTGTGTACCATAATATCCCATAGGCGCTGTTCAGCATCTTCACGTGTTTGCCTGTTGAGCCAAGCAACTGTTGTGCTTCTTGTGTTAAGTGGACGTTGAATTTCTTCTAGTAGTTTCTTCTTCTGTGTTTGATCTGGGTGCATGTACTTACATGCGAAGCCTATACGTTTAGTCTGGGTTTGAGAATTCATCTTTTAATATTTTCCAAGTTTCTTTATAGTCTTTTATATTATAACAGAAGCCAAGATCCTTGTCAAGTATAATTTTCTTTAATGGATAATCATTTCCTTTTGGATCAGTTCTATCTCCAAAAAAGTGTAAAATATCATTGTGTGGATCAAAATCTTTGATAATTTGGCTTTTGTCGTTGCCCTTTTCAAAAATATCTAGTCCAGTTTCTCCGCCTACTACCGCTTGTAGATTTGGAAATTCTTTGTTAAATTGTTTTGCTAGTTTGTTTCGTTCGTTATGCTCTTGATCATATTTTACATAAAACTTGCGTTCACCTAGTGTAGCATGACGTCCAACTATACTAAAATTAACCATACCAGGACGTTCCTCAATATGTAATCCTGTTCTTAAAACAAAACGACTTTCGTCTAGTTTGATGTTTAACCAATTACGTGCATCGTCAGGTAACGTCCAATCTGTTGTGTAAATGTTTTTACCATGTTCGTAAACGTCACTGCCTGAACAGTTATACACAAGTTCTACACTTTCACAAAGTTTTTTACCTAGTTGTTCTACTGTTTTAGGATAGTCACTGCCCGTGACAAGATAAACATAATTTTCTTTTGTAAAGTTTAAAAACCAATCGTGGAATGCAGGATCTATCTTTTGTCTGCTTGGTGTGAGAGTGCCGTCAACGTCGAATATAAATCTGTATACCATTTATACATTACTCGTCGTAAGTAAACCAACCAGTGATGATATATTTGTAACCATCATAAATTGGATTGCCTCTGTGAGGGTGTTGCCATGTTGCAGGGAAGAATACTAGTTTACCTGCTACAGGTTTTGTTTTCATTCCTTGATATAAGAATTCTGTTTCGCCGCCTTCTTTGACTGTGTTAAGATACAGCATATAAACAGCAACACGATTACCTGCAGAAATACTATTGTTTTCGATATGCCAAATATGATATGCTTCTTTAGGACCGTTTCGTTGCACACTCATTCCTTTAGGAGAGTGCTTAACCATGCTGTCTTTTAGTACAGTAAATTCAGGTATGTATTTTTTGTAGTAGTGTTCGCCTACAACTTTGTAAAATTCTTCAACAAGTTCAGGATCATGATAGAACATATTGTGATGTGGTGCCCAATCATAAACTACTCTTGTGTCTTGGTTGTATTTGATACTGCCATCATAGTCTGATGTTTGCTTTTGTTTGCACATTTCTTCAAAACGATCGATAACTTTATCGCAATACTCTTTTGAAAATGCACCTGGATATTCTCTAATATATGATTCTGCTATACTCATTGTTCCATTCCACGTATATTTAATGTATTAAAACTTATGACCATACGGTTTTCGGTTTGATTAGTTTCGCTTCCATGTTCTAGCCAACTAGGAAAAAGATACAGTACTCCTTCCTTAGCAGGAAATTCACCATTGTCGGCATTGTACATTGTAGTTTCTTGATGTGTTTCACACATCTTATAAATTTTGGTTGGATTAAAAAATTTAAGTCCAACACTATTGTTAGGTACTTTTGGATAATAAGCACCACTAATTACACTGTTTTCATGTCTGTGTGGAACCAGTGTGCTGTCATTGTCCATAATACTCATCCAACTGTTTGATATTACACACTGCGTTAATCCTGCTGTTTCAATATATGCATTTACACAATTTGTAAAACATTCTTTTAAACGTTTTACTAGTGGATGATCAACATCAAGTATATTGTGATTCCCAGCAAAGTATGAACTCTGTGCATTAACCAGTAAAGGGTGAGGTTTAGTTTGTTCTTTTAGCAATACACTTTGTAGAAGTTTAGTATCTACATCTGCATTCAAATTGAACTCCATTACTAGAGTCGGAAATACATTATGAATTTGACTTTGCATATTACTTCCAGTTATTTACTACCCACGGGTCATTACAGTTGTGAGGATTGGGATCTCCGTGAAATACTGCAATACAACAATTTTCATCAGGTTGAGCGTTTTCTTTATGAATGAATTTACGCTCGCCTTTTTGTCCTGCTGATAGTTGTCTATCTTTTCTTACTTCCCATTTATAACTTCTAATCCATTCGTCAGGCCAAAGTTTTGCTGTTCCTCTTGCGGCTGTCCATAACCAGTCTTGGTCTCCAAAATGGCTACCTATAACTTTTTGTGGATCATCATTAAAACGTTTCCACACGTCATGAAGTTGACCTTTTCTAAATCTAATTACAGAACTGTTATACTTTTCCCATTTCGGTTGCATTGCACGAGTAAAGTCTCTGATTACACACCACTCACCTGGTTGATACGTAAACAGTTTGTCTAGGTTTCCTGAGATTACAACATCTAGATCCATATAAAGAATTGTACAATTATCTGGCAAAGGTAGATTGTTATTATACATATAAGGCTTGCACCACCAACCTGTTAAGTCTTTAGGTAAATCAATGCACTGTATATCAGGATTCAACCCTGCTTTGTCATCAGTTAGACACACCATAGTAAACGGAATGCTAAGATTTCTTTTTACCATGTTGTATAGAATGTTAACATATTCAGCACTATACTTTGTGCCATGTTTCAAGCACATTACATAATTGTTAATGCCGGGATTTTCTGCAATCTTTTTTGCACGAAGTTGTTCGTATTCTTTACGATTGACTGCATCATAGGAAGGATAACCTTTTTCAAATACTGGACTAGACCCTGCTTTTTCAGCACTCTTTTGTGCCTTAGCATTTCTACGTTCCTGACGTATTCTTGCCCACTCAGCCTTGGTGTATTTTGATTTGTCTATCTTTGCCACGAGGATTATCCCTCATAGATTGCTGAATTTGCACCGTGTTCTGCACATTCTACTTTAACGCAATAACAACGATTGTTTGTTTTTTCTCTAATTAGTTTGTCTGCAAAATTAAATGCGTGTTCCGCGAACTTCTCTGCACCAACACCATCAAACACTGTAATCTCTGCTAGTCCTTTTCTTTCAAGATCACGCATAGTTCTCATCTCTGGATCTGCTGAATCAACTACAACCTTGTGATCAAAACTGTCTTCTAGCCACTTCTTCAAAGGTTTTAGTCCGCCAAAGTCTACTGCCCAGTTTTTGTTGTCTAGTTCATCACAACCAAATGTGAATGTAAATGCTAGACTATAACCATGTAGCAGATGACAGTGTGAATGATCTGCGTTTGGTTGTCTAAAGACCGCCGAAAGACCGATGTTGTGCCCATAATGTTTTGTACTTAAATGCCTTGCCATTGTTGCTCCTGTTATTTGTTCCCGTTGATAAGTTTCTGTCCAAGATCTCTAATACCTTGTGATAAATTGTTTTTTAATCCTAATTGGCTATCAACTACTGCTTGTACTATCTTAATTAGTCCAACATTATCAACCACAAAATTTTCTGACTGTATGTTGATGCCATTGCCGTCCATGATCTTTACTAGTTCAGCAGATATTTGTTGTGTAATCTCCTGACTTTTTTGTTCAGGGGTTACTGTGTTACCTGGAAACTCTATAATATTTGTCATAATAAATCCTTTAATATTATATTAGTATAACAGATTATTTAGATTTGTCAATTAGTTTTTTGAAATTTTCGTAATTATCGATAAAAAAATTATCAAACTGATCCCATTCTTCTGGTGGTTGCCAATCGTCTGGTTGTATTTGTAAGAACTTGATGTTTGGATAGAGTTCAAATAATTTTGCAGTTTGATATATCCAATAGGAAGGATCTGTTGCTGGTTTAGTATCGTCGTTATAGTTTTCAGTGCTTTTGTATATGTTATTGAATAGTTTATCAGTGCTATATAAATCAAAACCTAACATTACTACAAACTTTGGCTCCATTGTACAAGCCAAATTAATTGCATGTCCACCACTGCCCCATTGGAACGGATCATCTATTCTTTTGTCACCTTTATATGGTAGTTCCGGCAACTCTCTTACATTTTGCCAATAACTAAAGTTCTTTCGCCAATCGGGTCTAGTGTATAATGGATTTTTATAATTGTTGTTTACTGCTTCGCTAACCATTCTACGATCACAACAAACTAGATAGTTGGGTATAAAATCTCTATGCACAGCGTTGGTTCCAATAGACTCTCCTAACCATTCTAGTGAATAGAGGTCAAATTCGCTTCTACTTTCACCATTACCGATGACTGTGATATACTTGCTCATAGCAGTATTTACTTACGATTATCTTTGAGGTCTTGAAAAAGTTGGCGTATAACTTTGAGATCTGTTAGAACTTCTTGTATTCCATCTTCTGCTTTGTGTACCCTATCTGAAATATGACCGATAGTGTTTACAGTCCAGAACCACCAAACAACAGCAGTTACAGCAAACATAATACCAGCAACAACTAGGATGTCGCTAAGTTGTAGCATATCCATTTTATAACACATAAACCCTACTCCAGCAAATACAAAAGGTGCGAGTTTAGCAAAGAGGTTCCAATAGCGAACTTCTTTTTTAATGCGGGTAGGAATATCCTTCTTTAAAAAGATTACGTTCTTCATACCAATATTTATTATTTGTTAGTGAATTATAAAGTTGATGGTTAATATGGCTTGCCGATAAAACCGAAACTGTTCCACTGACCTGGATTACCGCCGGCAGTGCAAATCCATCCTACAGGAGCGTCTTCCTTAGGACTTTTATTCCATACCGTATCGCCTTTGTTCCAACTGCCTTTTAGTGGTGGCCTATCAGCAACAGTAAACACTCTGTTTTGAAATTTGATGTTACCCACAGCATCTAAACTGTGTTGTGGATTTTTGATGCCTATTCCAACTTTTCCGTATATGTGATGAACTGCATCATTGTTGCCTTCGTTACCTATAGTAATATTACCACTTGGGTCTATGCTTAAACGTACTTGGTCATCTGTAATTAGGCCAACGCTTTTATTGTTATAAGCACCTAGTTTAATAATACCTTCATCAGCATCAACTATAAAGTTAGTATCAAATGCAAAGTTAAAAATAGCAAGATCACCTGCAGGCTTGTCTGTTCCTAATCCAAGTCTATCCAAGTTAGGATCAAAGAATATATGCTCACCTATTTCAACTCGGCCGCTTACTTTAAGATTTTTAAGTTGTCCTACCTGTTGTAAACTACTTTTGACAACACTAGAACCTAGTGTTGATTGTGTAAGCACATCTTGTTGTCCTATCATAAAGGACTTGTCTTTGTGTAGTTCAAGTGGTTCTGTTGAATAAAATCTATCAGGTTTATCAAGATACACAAACTGCTTTGTATAGCGTTTAGGGTGTGTCCATATAAAGCCTGTACCTACACTGCTTTGTCTTTTGTTTTTATGGCTAAACTCAACATACTGTCTTTCAGTTGTTTCGTCGGCAATAAGTTGTTTGGTTATTAGTTCATCTACTTCTAGTTTACCAGCAACAAAAACATTCTTTTTAAAATTAGCATTTCCTGCAATATCAATATCACTGTTAATAGATTTTGTTTTAATATTGTCGACTATTATTGTGTCATCAACAACAGTCAAAGAAATACGACTAGCACGATCATCTATACCGTCACTGCTAAAATTTTGTATAGGTCCACCTTTGACCCACTCGCCTGGAAACTCGCCCTTTTTAATATCTAATTGCGAGACCCTAATATTGTCGATTGGTTTATCAAAGGTTGCTACAGGCATTACAATTCTTCTACAATACCAAGTACTTCTGCCATAATGAATAGCACACCGGCTAACCATAAATCAGCAAATATTAATGCACCGCCAGCAACAATCCTAATGCCGCTTTTAACCATGCTAATATAAAAGTGTTTTTTACTTACGTCTTTAGGTTCCATTATTTTACCTCAACAAGTGGATCGCTGATGTAGGAATCGTTGTAGTCACCATTCTTTTTATATTGACGCAAACTAGTTTCTTTTACAAGTTGACCGTCTTTAACAGTATATGTAACATACTCTGCTTTAATAACACCTTTTTTATTTCTTTCAATGTGTTCTTTCATAGGCCCGTCTTCCATCAGTCTCTCCTTTCAAAAATTTCATC